TATCTTATTAAATAAATTAAGAAAACTTTAACATTTAGTATTTAACTAATATACTCGCTTGGCTTTCTGATAGCATATACACTGGCTTGTTTATTTTATTTTTATTCTCAAAGTAAGTCTTAACGCTTGCTGTTAATGTTTCTGTTTCAGGTAGTTTAAGCGTGTTTAAATGATACAAATAGTTTCCTTTACAATCAAATACATAATAAAATTTATGTGCTTTATTTTCGCTCATTAGCTTATCGTATTTATAAACTTCTAATACCTTTGTCGGATAGTATGCACTTCTTAATTTAAATTCAATTATACAATCAAATCCTTTAGGGGTCTTACCTATTGCATCGTAATGCTCAAATGCTCCCCCGCACCACTCCAACTCCCAACCGTCAAGGTTTAAAAGCTGGACAATTCCTTGTTCCCATAAGTGGGTTTTATCTAACATAATATCATTACTATTATTGCTGTTATAATTACTGAAATTGAAGCAACTGTTAAAAATTGTAACGTTACTATCTGAAAATCTTTTTTCTCTTTTGGTGTCATAATTTTTCTATTTCTTGTTTAACTTCTTTGTAAAACCAACTTTCACTTTTTAATAAATAAGGAACACTTAATACCTCATCAACAGCTATTAATGCACATTGTTTGGCTTTAAAATCATACATCGAAAAACATACGCACATATATTCTAAACAATCACATTTATCAGTTAAATTAGTGTATTTTAATATTAACTCTTTTGCTTTTTCTTTTGGTGTCATAATTTTAATTTTAGTTTTAAATCTTCAAAATCTTTTTCCTCAAGTTCTGAATTGTATAACTCAAATCCTATTTTGGTAATTGTATCATCAGACACAATTAAACCGTGATAATTTTCCGATAATTCCATTTTTAAATTAAATTTAATATTTTCAATCGTTTCTGGAGATAAATCGGTAATTGGCAAACTACATACAAATATTGGTTTCATAATTTTATTATTGATTTAATTGATAAACTAACTTCATTCCAGTAGTTTAATGTGTCTATTTCAGTGTTTCTTTTAGCTTGTTCAATATTACCGTTTACCGTATCTTTTACATATTGTAATGGATATTTGTCTAGTAATAATTGTGCTCTTTCTATTGGGCTAAATTGGTTGTATAAATTGTGCTTCATAATTGTTTTTCTTTTTTATAGATTTCTAATAGTTCTTTTGTTGTGTATTCATCAAATATAATATCTTCATTATATCTAATTACTAACCACTCTGCAAATCCAATAGCAAATTCATCTGCTATTTTTTCTGCACCATTAGCCGCGTCTTGAATACCATCAATACAATCACTTTCATTTTTGTAAATTTCTAAATGAATTGTTTCGTAAATTTTATCTTTTAGTGTCATTTTATAAATAGTTTAATTGTGATTCTTTTATTTTAACGGGTCGTAAAATGCACCCTCCATTTGTGGTAATCCAGATTTATTAACTTTAAAGCTAAAATTTTCAAACGATGCATTTCTACTTCTTTTGCAACTTACTGTAACCAATCCTTTATTTACAGTGTTCAATTCTAATTGTATTTGTGTTTCTGCTTTCTTTTCTAAAAATGAACCTAAATGCCCTGTTGGTTTATCAGTCCCAAAATTTGAATGAATAACCGTTATTATGTGGCAATTTAATTCTTTTGTCCATTTCATTAACTTTTGAACTACTGCATTCGATTCCTCAATATTATTTACATCCGAGCATAAATCCGCTATTCCATCTATAATAACCAAACCTATATCTTTTTTTTCTAATTTGTCATAAAGATAATATTCTATAAAATCTATTCGCTCTTTAAAAGATAGCTGCCTTAAAGCTAAAGTATGATATTTGTCTGTTTTAATTCCAGTCATATCAATTGGGCGTTTAAATACCATAGCAGCGTGAAAATTTCCTTGTTCGGTATCAAAATGTATAAGATGTTTACCGTTTCTATTTGCTCTTAAATCGCCACAAAATGAATCTAAATTTTCAGCTAAATAAACAGCCGATAATAAACTTACAAAAAATGTTTTTTTGCTCTTTGGTGGTGCTTGAATAAAACTAAAATTTCCGTAAGTTCCAATTGGAGTTGGATAATTAACATTTCCATCTTTTGTTTCGTAACTTTTAAATCCAAATGAAATTGCTGGTTCTGGATGCTCTATTTTTTCTAAAGGATTTATAAAACAGTCGTCCTCGTACATTATCATTAATTCTCTTAAACCTTCTGCATCCATTTATTTTATTTTAAAAGGGGCTTTTACACCCCGTTAAATTTATTATTTTAAAACGGAAGGTTGTCTTCCTCAACTTGTGGCAAAGCGTTATTTATTGGCTTTTGATTTGTATCTGTTTTTTTATCAGCTACTTTAATATTTCCATCTGTCCATACAACTGTTCCATTTCCTAAATAAGACTTTGGTTTTTTAGCCTCTCGTTCCTCTTTTGTTTGGCTATCCGTTGCTGTTACATTTTGCCCAAATTGATTTGTATCTTCGTTAATTCCAATTGTGAAATTATAATATACCGCTCCATCTTTTCCCTGTACAAACTTTTCTTTTGGTAGTTTGTCTACTCTTAAACTCAAATTAATTAATGCTCCCATATTTTATTTATTTAATAATTACAAATTATTTATTAATGTTTCTAATTTATTTAATGCTTCTAAAATTTCTTTGGCTGTTTGTAAATCCCACGTGCATTTATTTAAAAATCCTGTCAATGCTGTTTTTAAATTTGGATAGTATGAATTTTCTATAAATTCTTTTACTTCGCCTGTTCCTGCAACTTTTAATTTGTCATCTTTTTTAAATGATTCTCTTTGCTCGAAAAATTGCAAAATTGTATTTTCTGAGTCGTAAACTATTCTATAATTTTTATTTAATTCCATTTTTATTTATTTTATTTATTAATTACAAACCTTTGTCCACATTGGTAAATTTGTGCTTTGAGTTCTTAGCTCATAAGTACAATCATTGCGTAATCTATTATTATAAATTACAGTTACTCCACCTTGACCGTTTATTATGTTAAAACTATCTCGGCTTACAACAGTCCAACAATTACAATCTGTATTTGTTGTTGTATCTTCTGGTGTGCAACTTGCAAACAATGCTATTGCTAAAATTATTATTACTTTTTTCATTTTATTTATTTGTTAGTGCTGTTTTTACTTCAGCTGTTAATATATATTTAGTTTCAATTATTTGAATATCGCCACCTTCAGACATATATTTTAATGCTTTTCTAAATGATTCACTATCTTGTAATAAAGTAGGCTTTTGTATTGGCTCTTTTTTAGCTGGTTGAGTTGCTTTATTCCCATCGTCATCATCTGCTCCAACGCAAACAAATGATTGTAAACCGTAACGCCTTGCATACGTAATTCCTGAACCTTGCGCCTGTGCATCGTTAATTTTACTGTAGATTATTTCAGTGAAACTTTCAATACTTTCACCGCTTTCGTGTAATAATATTGTATTAACATAGTTTTTCCCATCTACATTTTTAATTGGCTGTAGTACGCTTATTCCGTTCGCATTTAGTACAGGAATAACTGCTTCACGTACTGCATTTAAATCAGCGTATTTTGATTTGAAAAAAGGATTTGTAGCTCCTTTTGCGGGGTTGCTCATTTCCGATTGTGCTTTTACTAAAGCTGTTGCTATTGCTTTCATTTATAAGTTTTTTAATTGGTTTTGTAATTCTAAAATTTGACTTTCTAATTCTTGCTTTTTTATTAGATTAGCGGGTTTAAATCTGTATTCCATAGTGTCAGTATAATTAATGTCAATCCATTTTCCACCACTATAATACTGCAATTCACTTCCTTTAAAAATCCTTTCAGTTTCAATTCCACAAGCGTTTAAGAATGTTTCTTCGTTCCAAGTTTCGTGGACTTCACTATCACAACCTATTAAATCTGTTAATTCAACATTTATTATTAAGTTTTCTGAAGTATATTGGTTCAATAAATAATTACATCTTTTAAAACTGCTTACTTCAATTTTCAATCCTACTAATTTATCTCTAACCAAATAAAATTGTTGTTGAGTGCATTTCATTGCTATTGCTTTTTTCATTTTATAAAAGTTTTGAGTATTCGTATAATATTCTTAATTTATCGTAATTTTTAATTTCATTTAATTTTTCTGGATAAACATAAATTAAAGTTCCAGTCATATCTTTAATTTTTTCATCTGTATATTCATCTAATTCATCTTGTAGAATTTCATAGAATTTAACGAACTTACCATTATAAGAAGTGTCTTTTAAAATTTCGTGTAATAAATCTTGTTCCATTTTCATTGTTTTTTTAGTGTGTAATTAAAGTTATTCATAAACTGATAATAGTGGCTCATTTCGTTGCCTACGGTCATTGCATCTACAACTTCAATACTATTTATCAACCTTTCGTTTTCGTCCATTAAACGACTGTTTTCTATCCTTAAAGCTTCTATTCTTAAATGTAAAAAGTGATTAACTTCTTTACTTCCCAAATTTTCGTGTGCTTTTGCCATTTTAATTTATTTTTTGTTTGCGTTATTAATATATTTTAATTGATTCTTTGCCCAAATTTCAGCATCTAAATAATCTTTTTCAATTGGCTTTCTAAAATTAGAACCAAAAGATTTGTCTAAAGCGTGTAATTTAAATGTGCCGACTTGTTTAGTTATTTCTGCTTTTACCTTATCATAATAAGGATAAATTTTATATGTATATTCTTCCATTTTAATTTATTTTTTGTTTAATTCATCTGCACAAATCACTTCTATGCAGTTTTTTACTTGCTCTAATTTTTCAATTGGTACTAAAGTTTGAAGTCTTTTTACCGCTGTACCTGTTTTAAATTTGTTTGGCTTTCCCGCCCTTTCGTGTTTCATAATTTATTTATATTTGTTCAAAAAATTCAATATCCTTTTTATTTTTAGTAATCTTTTTGTATTCTAAAATATTAACATTGTTTTTATTTATTTTATCAGCAACAAGCGTAATGCTCTTAACTGTATCGTGATCTAAAGTTCCACGTCTAACATCCATCAACACTCCTGTAAGCATTTCATTCAATTGCTTTGCATTGTTTACTTCAAAATTTAAATCTCTCTTAACTTCCATAATTTTTGTTTTTAATTGTTTTGTAATTCTCTTTTTAATTGTATTGTTAATCTTTTAAACTCTATCATTTCTTTTGGAACTTCTTTTACTTTTGCTTTTAAGGTAAGAGCAATATATGCATCGGTTAAATTTACAATTCCACTTTTGCTAAGTTTTTCTTTTGGTACAAAATCGGTATTTCCATAATCGTATTTTCTCTTATTTTTACTTTGTTTTAATCTCCCTAATTTTTTATAATTTTCATAAGTAGAAACATCTTTACCTTCATTTTTATATTTATACATTCTTTTTCTTGTGTCTAAAGCATATTCCTTAAATTCTTTAAAAAGTGTTCGTGTTTCATAATATTGTTTTTTCCAGTTTTCTCTATAATCTAAAACATTGCAATTCATTTCTTCACATCTTTTTTTAATCCTTATATTATTTCCTTGCAATCCGTGACATTTTTTGCATTTAGATTTAAAACAATAATATGTTTTTACTTCTCCTGTTTTTAATGTTTGATTTATTACTCTTTTAAAAAAATATTCTTCTGTTTTAGGAAATTTTATTTTGCAATCTCCACAAATTTTTACGTCAATAGTTTTATTCCACATAATTTATTTTTTTCCATTTAAATGTTAAATATTAATGTTAGTAAAATTCTACCGATAAAATAAGTTGCTATTATAAAGCCTATGTTTAGTTGTGTTTGCTTTTTCATTTTGATTTTGATTCTTTTATTCGTTTTAAATATTCAATTGCTTTTAGTCTGTTTAATTTCTCTTGTTCAAAAATTGTGACTCTTTTTGGTAGTGGTTTTTTTGAATATGCCATTATATTTTTTTTAGTGATAAAAACTTCGTTGTTGTTATCTGAGTACAAATATATAACTCTTTTATTAATATACAACTATTATATTATTCTTTAACAAATATTTAACAAGTAGGTATAAATAAAAAATCCGACTAGTCCCTCAACTAATCGGATTAATTACTACAAACACTTTTATTATGAAATACAAATATACTACTTTATTTCTTTAATCTTTATATCGTACTTCAATTTTTTTGCTATTAACTCAGCCTTTGTGTATTTATAATTTCTTTTGCTGTCGCTTATGCTGTCTAACTCATCTACAAACGCATTACCGTACCGTTTAATCAATCCTTTTCTATATTCTAATAAATTACCGCTTAAATGTTTATTACAATGCGTATTACACTGCTTATGTACGTTACGCTCATCAAACATAAACCCGCTATACATTCCAGCTGAATAAAAATGACCCCCAGCCCAATCAGTTGTGTTTGAATTACCGCACGAAATACAAGGTAAATTTTTGTCTCTTAATCTGATCCAATGTTGAAATGATTTTTTTGCATCTTTCTCATATTCAGAAAGTGTTTTAATTTTATCTTTAATTATTTTCTTTTCTGCATTCCATTCTTTTAATGCTTTTGATAGTTTTAAGTTTTTAGAATGCTTAATTGCACAAATTGGCGAACAAACAGACTGGGCAAATTGTTTAGGCTCAAAAGTTGTTAGGCATACTTTGCATTTTTTAGGTTTCATATTAAAATAGTTTTTGCTGTGCTATATGATTATTTATTTTATGAATATTAATCAATATCATAGTATTCTTCTTTAAAATCTTTTAATAATAATTCTGTATTTTTATTTATTCTACCATTATATACAGTACATTCTGTTTCATACCATCTTTTAAATTCTATAGCAAAATCTGCTTTTTGTTCATTTTCCATTTCTTTGGCTTTTTCTAAAATATCATCATATAAAAGTTGAATTCCTTCAATATTAAAGTTTTTTTGTAGTTCTTTTTCGAACCATTCTACTGCTGTTTGTTTCATTTTAATTTATTTTATTAATCTATTATTTGTTATTTCAATAGCCTTTGAATTAATATCGCAACCTATAAAATTTCTATTCAATTGTTTACAAACTACTGCTGTTGTTCCAGAACCTAAATAATAATCTGCAACTGTATCTCCTTCGTTTGAACTTGCTTTTATAAGTCTTTCAATTAATGCTTTTGGTTTTTGTGTTGCATATCCAGTAAGTTCTTTATTATCTCTACTTATATATGTAATATCTTCAAACCAATCTTTTGGTAAACTTCCATTTTCTAAATAGTATTTGTATTCTTTGCCATTTTTAAAACAAGTATAATATCCTTTTTTATCAATTTCACTTTTAAATCTTTTATAAGTTAAATCTGTAATACTATCCATTACATCTTTTGCGTTAAAAGTCCAATGTTTTCCTTTTGTATAATGTAAAATTACATCGTGTTTTCTATTCCATTCTTTATTTGATTTACCTTGTGAATTATAAAACCAAACTATTTCAGTTTTAAAATTTTTATAATTAAAAATATCATCCATAATGCAACGTATCCAATGGTTAATCCTTGTATCCATTTGTAAATAAATAGTTCCTGTTGGTTTTAAAACTCTATACATTTCTTTTAATCGTGGTAAATAATGGGTTTCTATTTCGCTTCTAATTGGATTTAAGTCTTTATAATCTCCAAAATTTCTACCAGTTCCATAAAGAATATCACAATAAATTAAATCTACACTTTCGCTTTCTTGTGATGCCATAAGAGCCATATTACATTCATTTGTTATTTTTATCATTACATATTTTTTTCAAATTGTTTTCTCAAAATCGTATCTACTTTTGAACAAATAGAGCTAAAATAAGTACTTTTAAGCACTGTTTCACTATTTGCAGTTACGTTATTCAATTCCTCACAAAGAGCTGTTAAATCAGCCTTATATTTAACCATATTAGCGGTAGTTGGTTTAAGTATATCCAAACTTTCTAAAAGTAATTGACTTAAACAATATAACTTTGTCATTTCTATGTTTTTCTTTTTTGGACTCATTTCTTTATAGTTATGTTTTTTAGTACTCTTAATTGTTCGTCTATAATTGTGTGAACGTCTTTTATTAATTCTCTAATAATTAGTTGGTCTAAATAAGGTTTTGACCAAACATTATTTTTTTCTAATTCTCTTACTATTTTATTTACTGTTATTTTCATTTCCCGTAATTTTTAGTTAGTTCGTGTGTATCTAATCCTGTAAATTCTATTATTAATTCTCTTAATCTTTCTCCAGCTTGTACTGCAAAATATTCCTGAGTTTCTAATCTATAATGTTTCCAATTATCATAAAACTTATCCATAAATACAGTCTGAAAAATAAAAGTCGCATCTAATAGAGCATCGTTTGAAAAATTAGGTTTAATCTCTGCAACTTCTAAAAGTCCTGTTGCTATCTCTTTTAATATTTTTTCGTAAGGATTCATTGCTCTTTGATTTTGTAATTAGTAATCTTTTGTAACTCACGAATTTTATCGTTTAATTTCTCGTCATTCCCACCTTTTAAATATAGCTTTTTACGCTTTGAATAAAGTAGTAATAGCTCTTCTGTATCATTCATAATAATTTCTTTAATGTGTTTATTTAATTCCATTTAATAGTAATATTTTGGCTCTGATTTAAATATTTCTATTTGCTCTTTTGCTTCTTCAAGTGTTTCAAATCCATCAAGAACTTTATCTAAATTTGATAAATAACGCATTGAAAATAAACCAATTCCACGATTATCAACCCTAGTCCATTTAGGTATTATTTTAGTTTTTTCCCACCATAAATAACCGCTTGTTATTACTTCTTTTTCATATACTTGAATGTAAAATAATTTCTGATATTCTTTAATTCTATAATTCATTTTTTAGTTTTTCTAAATATAATATTAAATCCATTGCTTCTTCCTGTGCGTGTTGTAGCCATTCTAACGTACTCAAATCAGTTCTATCTAACGTAACACCGTATTTTTCTATTCCTACTTTAGAACGCTGTTTAAATTGATTTATAACGCTCTCAACTATTGTATCTTTTAGCTCTTTTTTTGGCTCTTGGTGATGCAATCCCCTCCAATAAATTGAACCCTCTTTTGTATCTATCCAAATAAATGCTCTTAATAAGATATCTGTTTCTAAATCTTTACCATCTCTTTTTTGATACTTCAATGCTTTTTCTCTAATCTCTTTCGGTAACTCGCTAATTTTCATAATTTATTTATATTTAAGTATTGCTATTTTTAAAATAATATCAACTATTATATTAATTATATTAACAGTTAATAAAGCTACTGTAAAGCCTATAATTAATGGTTCTAAATTTCGTGTAATGTATTTCATAATCCTAATTGTTTAATTGCTGTTTGGGTTAGTTGTAAATTGTATTTTACTAAATCTTCAATCATTATTTTATCAGCGGCTTTTACGTGAAACCCATAATTGATTGATTTTACATAAGGATTGTCAAACTCAAACCCTTCAAACAAACATCTTTCTTTTGCATCTTTAAAAGTATGCCATTCTTTATATTGTTTTTGTGTTGGCTGTTTAGTCAAAGTACTTACGTTAAATGTTTCAAAATAATCAAAATCTATTGGTTTTTCAAAAACATTCCCATTCTCATCACACGGAACAAACATCCATATCTCTAAAGGTTGTTTTAGGAATATTGAATACGGATGCTTTGGCAAAAAATCTGTCATTGATATTAATTTCATATTTTTAGTATTTTATTAGTTATTTTCGTAAGTATTTAAATCGTCAAATTGTTTTTTTTGTTGAACTAATTTAGCGTGAAGTTTAGTTCCTACAGTTACTGTTTGTCCGAATATTTTAACTGTTTGTTTAGATGCTTTCATAATATTTGTTTTTCTTTAGCTTTATTGCTGGTACAAATATACAACTACTTTATTAATATAATAGTAGTTAATTAATCTTTAACATTTATTTAACTTTTATTCCTTGCTTTAATTTCTGTTCTTTAAAGTATGCTTTTAAATACAAATCAAACCAATATTGTTTACTTGCTAATGTGCAGTTAAAATACTTATTGAATAAATAGTCAGATATATTTTTCATATACTATTATATATTAATTATTATATACTTATTTATTTAATTATTATATTACTTTGAAGTTTAAAGTTGGTGAGTAAACAGAGGAAGCCTAAGGGAAAAACTGATTTCTCGTTAATCCAGATATAAATATTTTTCATTTTATACCTTTTTCCTCTGTTTGAAATTTACTTAGTTAGCCCGTCGTAGTTTCGTTTACAGTTGTACCATTGAACCCATTTTAGTACTTTAATAATAAGCCAAATTGTTGAAGTTTTCCCCTTAATTTCTTATTACGATTGTTTTTAGGAAACAAAAAACCCTTAACAAAGGACTAGACTACTTTGCTAAGGGTGTGTTTTGCTTTTACAATTTGACCTCTTAAATCAATAAGTGTCTAGTCAAATTGATTTTACAAATATATAACTAATATTTAGATAAACAATACTTTATATCAAAAAAAAACCCACAAATTAATTGCAGGTTAAAAAAGATAGGTAATCAAACCACTTTTTATAGTATCATAGGAATTAAAATCGGAAGTGTTCCTTTATTAAGTAAAACTCCACAACCTATTGCAGGTTTTTTAAAATTTTTACCATAAGCCATAGCGTAACTATGATGGTCCACGCCACATCCTACTTGCATTCCAAATATTCTAAAGTTTTTACCGACTATATATTCTAAATAAAAATCTGAATGTAAATGCCCTTGTATTTGGCTTTGTAAATCTTTTTTCATTTTACTTCTTGCAGTTCCACCCTCACCGTGATTGATATTAACATTGAATATTTCTACACTTTCTACAAAATCCCAATTTGGTACTTTTAAAACATCTTTATATTCTTTTACCCAACGCTTTGAAACACCACCGCTAAAGGCTTTACGGTAAACTAACCTATCGTGGTTGCCTATTATAACAGTTGCTGTTGGAAATGCTTCGTAATAAGCCTGTATATCTTGTATTGCTTTGTCAAGTTCGTCTCCTGCGCTCATTCCATCGGGGTCGCTTTCGTGGTATGAACTATAATGATTATCAATTATATCTCCGATAAAAATAACACGTCCACAATTGTATTTTTTTTGTTGTTCTTTACAGAATTCTAAATATTTAGGCAAAGTAAAAGGGGAATGTAAATCCCCAATTATTAAAATGTTATCTAAATTAGTGCCAACGTATGGTTTTAGTTCATTTTGCTTTGTTCTTAAAGTACCGATTTTCTTCCTTAAAGTATTAACTGTAAGTTCGCTTTTTTCAACTATTATCTTTTCTGCTATTTGTTTGTTATTTAAGTTAGTACCAAAATGTTTTATCGCTTCTAATTTGTAATAGTCAAAATTCATATTTATTTGTTTAAATTATATTAAAGAAAGAATATTTTTTGTAAACGTAATATCCAATAGGAATTAATAGCAACCATAACCAACCCCAATAATTAGCTTTTTTGTCTATATTTTTAATTTTACTGTTTTCTTTTACCAAAGTTTTAGCTTTAGTAGCCGTTTTAGTTGATTTTAAGGCTGTTTTAGCAATAGTTTCTTTATTGTTATACAAAGTATTGCTTTTAACTTTTTTAACCTTTAAAACTACGTTAAAATAGCTTTTACCATTTATTATTATTTCTTTATTATTATCAATAGGTGTGAAAATAGTTTCTTCAGCATCTGAAATTGTGTTTATATTTGTTTCAATTGCTTTATTTTCTTTGCTTTTTTCATCTGTAACAATTTTAGTTTCTATTTGTGACAAACTATCTTTTTTTGTTTCTTGAATAGCTACTTTGCGGCTACCGCAACCGATTAAAATTAAACTAACTAAAATAACTAACTGCTTCATAATTTCTCCTTTTTGTTAAACCTGCCACCTCTTTTTTACCTACCTTATTCCATCTGCAAAACTCATCAAATATAGTCTCATCATTTGGTTCTACATTTACTTTTTTCAAAAGTGTACTATTCATAAAATTAGCCACTCCAACATTATAAGCAAAAGATACCAAAGCATTGAATTGATTTTGGTTTACTTCTTGTTTCAAACATTTAAAAACAGCCAAACCAAATTTATCAGCAATTGTTTTAAATAGCTCAAAAGCTTCTTTTTTTGTAATTGGCTTGTCTAATAACGTTACTTTTTTACCATTACTATAATAGCAATTTCCATAGCCAATTGTTGGAATTTTTGCAGGACATAAATAAGGCTTTAAACTTAAACCCTCAAACTCACAAATCATTAAATAACCTTTTTCATTTAATTTCATAATTAATCCTTTTTATTTTTTTCTAATAAATACCAACGTCGAATAGTATATCCAACTGTAAGCAAAAATACTACTAATTTCATTATAAAATCTGTATCAGCCAAAGTTAATGCGAAATAAGTAGTTGTTAGTAAACTTAATTTTAAATCGATTATAGTCTGTTTCATTTTTCAATAGGTTTAATTAAATAAATCTTAACAGCACCTAAAATAATGATTAAAATCTTAAATATAGTACCAACATACAAAGGTGCATTTAATTGCGTTAAAAGGTCTGTAAATAAGTCTGTCGATTGGTCAAGTATTCCAAGTACTACCAAAATAAAAGGTACAATATGGTTTCTATTTATCATAAAATGTTTTTGTTTCAAAATCATAAAAATTACCTGTTGGTAGTTCATCAATTACTATTTCATTTTCAGCCAAAAAAGCTTTTAAAAATGTGCAATATAAAACTTCGCCCGTTTCTTTATTTATTATTGTTATCATTAGTTTGTCATTATAAAATTAGATTGAAAAGCACTATCATTAGCATTCGACAATTGCAAACTTGTAAAAATATAATTATCAATTGCAGGATTAAAAGTTATAGATGATAATGCAGTTGATGACAATACAATGTCTGTTAAAATATTTCCAGCTGGATTAATAGTTCTGATATTCCCACCTCTTAAAGTAATAGATGACCTTTGCAGTACAATATTCAAATTCGCTGTTGTCGAAGCGTGACTTGCTAATAAAGTTGCGCTTGAAAAGACATTAGTAGTTCCAACCTTTACTCGTATTGTACAAGTACCAGCAGTACCAGTTTTTTCAGCAAAAAAAGAAGGTATTCTCATTATATCGTTTGCATTAAAAGTACCCGCTTCAATTAAATAAGTACCCGTTAAAGTTTCAGTAGTAACTCCAGTAACTGTTGAGCCTTGAAATGTATCTTTAATAACTGATTTTATAGGTGTATATCCTAAAGCAGAAACAACGGTTTTAGGCTTCCATAATAAAGTAGGTGTGTCATAAGTTAAAACCTCGTTATTGTTTGGTGCAATTGCACTAACATTGTGTAATTCGTATAATTCATAACCGTTGTCTACCTTTACAAATATTTTTCCCTGATTAATATGTGCGTATTCTACAAACCCAATTATTACCGTGTGAATAGGTGCAATAGGTTTTATATTAGTAATTCTACCAGCAACCGTTCCACTCAAATAAAGCACATCGCCATCAGCCCACGTTTCTCCTTGAAGTGAACCCGTTGTATTTATTTCTTGAACTTGACCGCTTGTAGTTATAAATCCCTCTTGATTATTTAAAATTGTTTCTGTAACTAAACCTAAAGTTGTAGTACTATTCAAATCATTATTCGCTAAAGCTAAATCTACTTTCGGCCTTCCGCCTTGTGCTCCTGTAACTCTTACAGCTTGATAATTGGATTCTAATAGAGTTATATTTGTAAATGTTTTATTTACTACTCTTGCAACTGTTTCCTGACCTATTTGTAAAGTAGTGTTGCCTCCTTTTAACTTTAAATCTAAAGTTCCCGCTGTATCATTCCAAACCATTGAACCAACTCCTGTAGGTGCGTTTGTAGGTGTTAAATCAAATTCAATGTTTCCAGTTTGTAAACCAAACTCCCCTAAATTAACGTCGCTTGTGGCACCAGAATAAGGCACAAAATCAGTAGCATCTGGAATAGTTAAAACAACCGCACCCGTCAATCCATTTACAGAAGTGACCGCACTTCCTGCTTCAATTTTATTAATATTAACAATATAGTTTGTAGGAGTTGCAATTATAGTAACCTCTTCAACTGTTTGACTTACATTTATATCTATAATTTCACTCATTACGGTCTTGTTATATCGTTAGTAATTTCAAAAATTCCATTAATCCACGTGTGAACTTCCCCGTTATCTAAAGTAATTTGAATATCGTATTTATAAACACACGCTGGTACATTGAAAATCTGTTCATCAATTTCAAAACTACCCGTTAAAGCGTTTGTAATAGTGATTGTGGGTTCAAAAATAATAGGTGTTCCAGCATCTTTGCGAACTTGCATATTAATAACCGCATCAGTTAAATCTAATAGTACGCTATTGATTGCTATTTGAAACGGCACTGCGTAAAATGTGTCGCTCCGTTTGGCTGTTAAGTTTAATGTTCCCATCTTTTATAAATTGTTTTAGTTTTTTAATATTTTCGATTGTTCTTTTATCTGTTTTTCTCATTATCTTTAAATTTTATCTTCGCCAATAAACCAACGCCCAAACATCAAATTGCTACTCAAAGGATTTACAACGTTTGTAGCGTTCGGTTGCCATTCAGGTAGATTGTTTAAAATTAACCACCTTGTCATTCTATCGCTATACATTTCGCTTTTTAACCGCATATTGTTAACTAAATAATCTACTTCGGTTTTTTCGATTGCAACGCTATTTTCAGGCTGTGCTTTAAAGATACCATTGTTATTTACTTTGTAAGCACCTATTAAAAGGTATTCTACGGCTGCTGCTGCAATTAAAAATGGTACGATATACTTTTCGTGCAAAGTTAAATATAAACCGCTTAAATCGTCGTTTTCAAAGTCTAAACAAATTTTATCGTATAATGTTTCCCCTAAAATTTCCTCAAGTCTTATAATTTGAGCATCTTTTATGCAAGGAATATAAAGGTCAATATCAATATTCCCGCCCAACAAAGTGTTTTTAGTTAATTCGTTTTCTCGTAATAAAATAGTCGTTTCCATTATTTTCTGTAGTTAGGTTTTAAGCTCCAAAAGTTATTACTTGCACTTGCAATTTGCGCTACTTCATTTTCATTTTGTTGCCACTTTGCCTCTGGTCTGTCTTTCGGGTCAAGTTCTAAAATCATTTTTCTAGCTTCATTAACCGTAAGTTGTGTATTGTTTTTTCTTAAGTATATTTTACGCATCCAAAAATGGTTACAATTAACTCCACCTTTATATAACCAAATAGAATAGTTGTCTGCTCCTTCTGGTCCAAAACCTTTGTTAACTGTTTTAGTTTCTGCCAACGTAATATCTTCTTTTCTATAAGTTCTACTCGCACTTACCATCTTTTGGCAAAAGTCTCTTTTTGCTCCAAGCGCACCCTCGTAAGAATATCTAATTTTAAATAATGAAGTATCTTGGTCGCTTTTTACGTTTGGAAAACTTGAAAATGTTTTAGCCAAATTTAAAGTGATTTCGTTTATTTCTAATTGTTCTGTTACGGGTATTGCATCGACTTCTTCCCATTCATTTTCATCTATAACTTCCCCCATTTCAATAAGTGCATCAGCTATGCTTGTAAGGTCTGTATTATCGTTTGAACAACATACTTTTTGATTTTCTAATTGTGTGATAGGTGCAACCGTTGGCGTTTCTGAAGTTGGTAAAATCGGTTCTTCACTTCTTAAACTTTCAAAATCCAATTGTAACGTAATTCCGTTTACCGCACAAATTTCCATTAATCCATCTAAAATAATTTCTTGTTTTGGTTTAATTACATTTATCATTAATTCAGCAAAACCAACTTTTATCTCTTCAGCATTAGAACTAAAACCGCTTGCTTCTTTTATTCCAACCAACATAGGCGAAGTAAGTTTGTGAGACGTGCAAAGTTGCTGACGTGCTTCAGTACTTAAATAAATATATTGTTGGTGTGCTTCTGAAACTTCTAAAGCTTCAATTGTAATTGCGCTATCTTTATTATCATTCCAATTTAAAAAGAATTTTCCCGCATTACTTGAGCCTGTAAGTTTGTCTCTAATTGCTCTTGTATTTTCAATAATAGTTTCTTCGCTTTGTTGAACCCCGCTATTCATATTTATGATATGACCGAAGCTTAAACCATTTTGGATATGGTTTATAGAATAATTACTTATTTCTTCTTCCATTTTAGCCCACGAAATCCCTGAAACATAACTTGGGTTACTGTAGTAAAATTGTCCTACCTGATAGTCTTTAATTACGTAAATTTCAGAACGTTCGCCACCGCCTGAACCAAATCCAAAAGCGTCAAATCTTTCAGCTTTATATTTATTTGTATTTGTAAAGTCATAGCTAAAATAATACCCTGATATGTCGCCATCTTCATTAGCAACTTCAGGCGCAATCTTTTGTTTTGCAACGTGGAAACACTTTTGTATTTTATTGTTTAAATAATTGATTTCTATTGAAGCTTCCCCAAACATTTCAAAATCCTTACAAATTTTTCTTAAGTCTTTTTTAGAAAATAAAGAAACAATAGTTGCCCATTCGGAAGTCTTAGCTAATTTGTCAGTTGAAGTCAATCCTTTGCCGTAAATAAACTGACTATAACTATCTATAATAGCGGAATTTGTAGGCGAACCATTATAAGCATCTATAATAGTCTTATAAAATTCGTTGTTTTTACCGTTTAATACCCACTTTTTGCCAGAAACTTCCTTAATTTCTGGTCTTATATAGTTTGAAAGTGTTAATAATTGTAGTTTTTCCATATATTTTAGGCTTTTAAAACCCCTTTATTTAGTTCAAAATTCTCAAAATCTGTTTGTGCTGTTGCGTATGCTTTACCTCGATATATTAATTGGTCGTTTTCTTTGATTATTACCTCAAATGACTGCCCCTCTTTTAGTGTTATATCGCTAAATTCAAGCATTAAAACGCTGTTTTGGTAGTATATGCTATCTACCGCAATAGTGTACGTTAAATCCTTTAATTCGTCTCTTAAAAGCAACGTAATAACACCATCATTATATGCTCTAGGTATGCAATTTAGCTTGTACGGTTTTGTTAAATTAAATATGTTCATAAAAGATTAACGAATTAATTAAAAAATGTAACAAAAAAAAGCCCCAATAAGGAGCTTTTAATTTTAATGTATTGTAATTTAAGAAACTACGACATCTGAAACCAACGCTTGTAACGCTGTTTTTGCAGTAGCATCTAAGAACGGTGACAAATTACCCTCTTCAGCTGTTATAGTCAAAGTATACCCGCTTAAATCACCACCCGCACCGCCTGAAGCCTTAGTACAATTCGCCATTGTTCCATTCGTTGCTCCAACCAATAAAACGTTTCCGTTATAGTCTTCAATGAAAACATAAGGTCTTCCTAGACAAATCAATTGTACTTGAGCTTGTAAGTCAGTACCTAATTTTGGTAAAGTTACTGCTAAAGATTGCGCATTTAAAAATGTTCCATTATCTTCAGAACTTGTACCTGTTTCAGTCAAAGCGTTTGTAGTCGCTTTAACTTCATATTTGAAAACTTCATCTAAAGAACCTAAACTTGTAACAGCGTGTGCTGCAATTACAAATGAATAGTCTTGATAGTTTGCAAAATATATATTCTTAATCCCACCTCGTTGGTCTTTACAAGCCAACAATTTACCCTTGCTAATTAAACAACTCATATTTTTTTTTATTAAAAACCGCTTAAATTAATAAGCGGTTTTGATTAATATTATCCTACGTATAACACGTTGAATTTTTGATTTACTACGTGAGCAAAGATTGTAAATACTACATCGTAGAAGTAATCTTTTCTAGGTGCTGGGTAAGGCGCAATATTGATATTTGAATAGTCATCCATCAAATCAGTACACCACATAAAGTTAGTAGGTACTCCTGCAATCAATACATTTGAAGCCAAAGGAATGAACACAATCTCTACATCCAAATAGAAGTATTTACCTGTAGTTAAATCAACTGTAAATGTGTCTCTATAAGTTTGTGCTTTGTTAAAATTGTTAATGAATTTTTTAACATTTCTAGGTGCATAAATGTAAGGTTTATCTCCATTAGCTAAAACTTCATCAGGAATTGCATTGTAAACCAAAGCCATTTCAGTTGCAATGTTACTAGCTGTTAAAGTAGTTCCTGCAACTTTAATTCTTTTACCTACTGCTGCTTTATTATAAATCATTCTAGTAGTCAAAGAATCAAACAAAGTAGTAGGCATTGCAGCTACTAAAGTTTTTTCTGCTGCTCCAACTGCTGTTTGTCCTGTTCCTGCTGTTAATGCTGCTACTGCTGTTTTAGTTGCTGCTGTTGCTCCATTCCAAAACTTATTCTCAGCATCGTTAGAAATCAAAGGTGCAACACCATTTAAAACAAGTCTGTTAAATTCATCTGATACATCGTTGATTGCACCTGGTGCCATATCACGATTGAAACGTGAACTTCTTAAATCATCTGGTGTAAATTTATCAATAAATTCAACTTTTACGGGTGTAACTGTTGTGTCTTCTAAACCAATTGCTCCAGCTTCTGAACCTGTTGGATTAACACTCCACGCTTGCATAGTTACTGAATTAATATTTTCAGTAATAATACGACCCGCTTTAATACCTGTTTCAAAAGCCACTAAACCATCTTCAACGGTTTTGTTTTTGAATAAAATTTCGGCTATAATATCCGCTTTGTAATCTGTTGGTACAACTGCACCTGTGTAAGTAACTGCCATAATTTTTTAATTAAATTGTTTGTTAAATTCTCTAAATTTTTCATAAGCCGTTGTAGGCTCGCTTTTTGTTTGTGGTTTTGATTTTGTCGAAGCTTTTACCTCAACATTTTTTGTTTCTGCAATTTCAGCTTTTAATTCGGTTTTTACTGTTTCAATTTGTCTAGCAACTTCAACCGACATAGAAGTAATAATTTGTTTAATCATTTCAGTAAATTGGTCGGTATTTGTCATTGCTACCTCTTCCTCAACTGCTTCAGTTTTAGCGTCTGCAATTTCTCCAATTTTACCCTCTTCAGTAATTACCAAAATTCTACCGTCTTCCAATTCGTGTTCTCCAATTGGTGCTGGTACTTTGTCGCCATTTTCAGCAACGATAAATACTGATTGACCTACTTCAAAGCTTTCTGCTTCTAATACGGTTACTCCGTCTTTTAACTTCATTGTAGCCAATTCTACAACTGCTACTTGTTCGGTTTCATTCGATAATTTTACCGAAGCAAACCCGTCTTTAATCGCCTCTACGATTGTTTTTAAATCCATTTGTTCATTGTTTAAGTTAATTTTCTGCATATCAAAGACTCCGTCAATACTGAAGCCTTTTACTTTTCCTGTTTTAACATATTCGTTCCAAATAACATCGTTATTTATTTTCATTAATCCGAACCAAGTGCCTACGGGTTCATTGAAACCATAATGCACTGATTTGTCGTGTACCTCATCCTCTTTTATCCAACTTTCAACAAACGTTACATTTTCGATTTGTTCTCCTGAATGTTCTAATGTTGAATTATTTTGATAGCCTTTTAAAGCAAAATTTTGTTGAACTTGTTTAATAGTTTCTTTTGGAAAAACTATGTTAAATTCTTTACCATCCTGATTTCTATAAATAGGCTGTTCAGGAATTAAAATAGCACCCATCAAAATACGTTGTTCCTCGTTTACAGTAGCTAGTTTTAATTCCTTTTGATTAGATAGTGTAATGAAATTAACGCCTATTGCAGGATCGTTAACTAATGATATAGCGTAAACCCCCTGATTATCTTCCTCGTTAAAAAGCACTGTATAAGTTTCCATAATTTTAAAACGTTTTATAAATTAATTGTTATAAACTTTAGCCCATTGATGCGTTACTAATAATAGAACGATTTAAGGCTTGACCCGTTGTAACTGCTCCTGCAACTACATAGGCTTGTACGGGTTGTTGTTGTTGCCCTCCGATTGCTTGGGCTATTTGGTTAGTACCGCTTGCACCTACGATATTAAAACTTGGTGGACTTGGTGCGCCACCCATAGCTCCACCGCTTGGTACTGCTCCACCTCCACCACCTCCAGGCACTTTAACGGAAATAATATCTTTAACCGCCTTAAATCCTGTAGCTGCTATTATAGCAACGTTCGCTATTTTTAAACCTATCTCAAATGGCGTAACTGTTTTAGTTGCTAATTCAGTTGTAATACCTTGGTAAGTGTTTATTAATGCTGCTGCAACTGCCATTGATTTTCCTGCTGCTGTATTCTTACCTAACAAATCAGCACCCTTTGATAATGTTTCAGCACTTTTTGCAAATAAAGCTTGTTTTGCTGCTGCTTCAGCCTCTGAAAGTTTTACCCTTGCATCTGCGTTTGTTTTTGAATTTTCAGTTATTTTTGTTTCAGCTTGTTGTTCAGCGTCAACGCCCTCGTTTAATAATGCTATTTGTTCATCTAATAAATTTCTTTTATCTAATTTTATTTGAGCTTGATTATCTAAATTTGCTTGGGTTAATATTTGTAATCCTGTTTTTGTTTCTTCAGCATATTTCTTTTGGTTTTCTTTTTCTAATTCAATTGCTTTTTCATTATCCGCTTTTTTATCTGCGTTTGCTTTTTCGTTTGCCTCTTTTTGAATTTTACGTTTTTCGTCGCCTCTTGAATATTCTATTTCTGCTAATTCTCTATTTAGCCTTTTAGCTAATTCAGTTTGATTTGCTCCATCCTCTTTTACCGCTTCAGCATACGCATTTTTTGCATCTATTTTCTTTTTAGTATATTCATCAACTTGGTCTCCGTGTTCCTGCATAAACTTTTTATTAACCGAAAGTGTATTTTCAGCTTCTTTTTTAAGTTTGTCAACGGCTCTTGTAGCATCGGAAGTTGCACCTACGAAGTCAGTAACTGAATCTACAATACCACCTATAAATTCTCCAACCGAAGCTAAACCAGGTATAAGGTTCATTATTACCTTTTTTACTTTGTCGAAATTAGCAATCAATAAACCAACTCCAACTACTAAAGCACCTACGCCCGTACCAATTAAAGCTAATCTAAAAAGTTTCATTCCTGTAGTTGCTGCTCCCGTTACAAAAGTATAAGCAGCTGTAGCAACCGATAATGTTTTTTGAACTATAGACGTACTTTTAAGAACCGCTCCAAGTTGTTTAAATGAATCTACGCTTTCGCCAATCGATTGTAAACCCTGAGAAAGTGCCATTGCAGACTGAACTTTTAATAAAGTCTTTTCTACGTCTTCCGATTGACTACCGAATAAAGCCATACCACCTTGCACCGCTGCAAATCCACCCGCTACACCGCTCAATGAACTACTTAAAGCCTTGAATTTCGCGTCTGGATTAAATGCCTCAGTCAATGCTTTTGCATCTCCAATTTTGTCTTTAAGTTCTCCTGCTTTTTTAGCTGCTTCAATCGCTTCTCGTGAAGTTGCCCCAAACTTGTCCGATAATGTAGCAACCTCAGCTTGCGCTTCCCGCAATTGGCTTTTAAGACTACCTACTGCTTGGTCTGTGTTGCTTTTTATTTGTAAATCTATAACCTTCTCAATTGCCATATCTTATTTATTTAATTTTATTTTTAATAACTTCTTAAAAAGTTGATAGTTTGATTTAGGATATTCATATTTTCCTTTTGCAATTGCTATTATTTCATTGTGCTCGTATTGCTCTGCTAACTTTAGCATTTCCATTATGTGTTGTATCATATTTGAGTTTGTAAAAATGTTATGTATTCCGTTGTTTCTATTGCTCCATTTCTTAAATATTCAATGCCTATTCTATCGGTTCTATCTACTCCACTATTGTATGGTATAGTTACTACTAATTCTAAATCTGTAACGTTATCAGTGCTCGTTGTATAAGTTAAATAGTTTTCAGCACCTTTAATATTAAAACTGTCATAATCATTTTTATAAATTATTAGTTCAACTGTTTGTGCTGTTCGGTCTGTTTGTACTTGGCTCATATTTGCAAACCTATAACCAACCGTTGAACGTGCATCTATATTTCGATAATCTGAAATTAAATCGAAGTTTGTTTCTCCAGTGGTTAAATCTGTTGTAAAAGAATTAATAATATATCTTTTACCACTTATTACAAGCCTATCGTTTAAAGCAATTCCGTATTCTTTTGATAATAAACTTGGTGGTAAAATAGCTTTTACTTTTATGTTTCTTGTTTTAATATTATAAAGATTATCAATGTAATTTGAATAATGCCTATAATACAATCCTTGAGGTGCTATTACGTTATACCAAGGCGATTGCTCGTTGTTAAAATTCATTGTCATCAATTGCGATAACGTTGCATCTGTTGGCAAACTATTATACTCATTTGAAAATCTTGTATAATTTGTAAATGTAGTTTCAGTTGTTTCTGTTGTCATTCTTATAGCATCTGAAACTTCGCTAATTCCATTGCAATAAATTAACATAGGCTTTGGAATATAAGGCTTTAAATCCTTATCAATTATCGATGCAGTTTCAAAATTTTCGCCTACTGTTCTTTCAAACATAACATTCTCAAATGGTAGTTTAATATCATAATTAGAACTTTCGTTTGCATTTGTAGCGTTATAAATTAAATCTCCGTATTCAGTGTTATAAATGCCTTTATATGCGTTGTTAAGTATATTCGTGCTCTTTTCATATTGAAAATTAATAGCCTTAAATAATTTCGGTCTGTTAATATCCAATTCCTTTGCATCAACATATTTAGTTATATCTGTAATCTTACCAGAATTATAAAACATTTCTAATGGTATAAATTCGTAAGTATCTATTCCAGTAGGAATAACCATAAGATTGAACGCCTTAATAATTCCAGTTATAAAATCTGAAATAGTAATATCTGGCACGTAATTTTCCAATTCTATTGTTGAAACAGTTGATTGTGACGAAGAATTTGTTGCACTTGCTCGTGAAAAGAAACTACCGTTTAAAAATCTATCATACCATATTTTAGAAGTGTAGGTATTTGGAGCATCAAATGAAACTTTAATTTCATAAATACTATCGTTTGGTTCTTCTGATTTGTAGTGTTGGTCAACTAAATACATCCTATTTCCTAAACCTTGTAATGTTGAAAATAAAGAACTGTTTTTATATATATATATAGTATATGGTATCGCTGTATTAGTAGGTGTAATAGTTACGTTAATTCGTCTATATAAACCCGTAGGAGTTCCCGTTGTATAAGTCCAATTTGTTGTTAATAAACCAGTGGTTGGATTCCATTCTGGAAAACTTCCACTTATTGAATCTGGTTTAATAATTATTGCTAAAGTATTTACTTTTAATTTTTCAGCGTTTTTTAAATATAAATGTAATTTTGTCCATTGGTCTAAATCAAAAAATGAACCCGTAAAAGTAATTTTAAAACATTGTTGAATAATATATAAAATTGAAGTCATAGGAACAGTTGGGAACAATTCATTCCATACTATTGGGGCAGTTGCTAAAGTTATATCTTCTAAAGCCACGCCATTTTTATAATAGTATTTTTTTTGTGAACCTATTAACGGATATAGCACATTCCCAGCTCCCGACATTATTCTGCCCTTAACTTCTGTTGAATTATAGGTATGATTGAATATTCCCCAAAAATTATCAGTTTCCCAATAATCAGCATCTATACCCGTTGGTAAATCCCTTAATTTAATATCTTTAAATTTGTCTTTTAATTGTGTTAAATTTCCATAAAAAGTAATGCTATAACTTTCAATATATCCGTTCTTTTTATTTGCTTTTTCTAATTGTACATTTCCAACTTTAAAAGTCAATGTATCTAATTCGATATAAGCATCGTAACGCTTTCTGTGATCATATCCATTATCTACATCGCTTTCATACCAATGTGAGAATAATGCGTTATTATGCTTAGAAGCTGGAACTGTAAAACTTTGAGAATAGTCAGTAAACAATTTACCTATATCATTTGAATTTTGAATAGAACTTGTAACGCTTATTTTTTCATCTTGGAATAATTCAACACGTTCGCTTACTTGCGTGTATATTTCATATTGTGATGTAATATCTAATGTAAATGGAAGCGGGTCAAAGAATAATATATTTTCACCACTATATGTGCATTTAAAAAAATATCCTTTTCCAGTTCCTTCAATAATTCTAATATAATAATTTACCCATTGTTGCTCTATCCAAACTTTAGTATCATCAACAATATAATTGTTTTCAGTATAGCTATTAACACCACTTTCAAATACCTTTTCTTTTTTTACAAACAATCCTACATTTATCATACTACATTATTTATTAAGTCAAAAGCATAATCAAATTCTATTTCGTAATTAATCATTTTATCTTTTAATTGTGTTTTATAAGTTTGGCTTTTGCTCTTAACCATTGCGGGTTTATCATCAATTAAAACAGTTTCACTTAATAATAAATCACGTATTAATATATTATAACTTTCATCTACCCATCCAGTGTTTAATTTTACAGATTGATTTCCGTTTAAATTAAATACTTTTGTTTGACCTCTTAATGGATTGTAATCGGTATCATTTGGAAGTAAATTAAATTCCGAACCTTTTACAGTTATGCTATTAGTTTGTGCTTTAAAGAACGTTAAATACTGCCAACCTCCTAATGAATTTTGAAAGGTGCAAGTTACTGGCGTATATTTACATTCTTCGGTTGGAATAGAAGTAATTCTAAATAAATCACCCTTTTCAATACTTGGATCAACTAATGTTATATTAAATTGATTGTATAACGAAGGTTCAAGTGCTTCTAATATAAAAGGTATTTTTAATAAAACAATTCCAGTAAAATAATCATTAATAATATATTCGTAATCGTAAGCACTATATAATAAAGAATAATTAACGACATCTGCATCAATTAGCAAATTAAAATAAGCCTTATTATTATCAGTATATAAATCATTTACATTTACTAATGTTTTATAATTTGCGGTTTCTCCTCCTTGATTTCCATCCATATACTGCGTAAATCCATTTAAGCCAATATAATTTGTAGTATCTAATAATGCTAAATCTTTTGCATCTGTGCCAGTATATCTTTCAACTTTAAAAAAACACCAACTTTTTGGATTTTCTTCTGTAATTGCAGTAACTGTTTCAGCAGCAATAGGATTTACAAATTCTTGCAACTGATTTGAAATATTAAACACGCATTCC